GCGCCACGGCAGGCGGGGCAAAGGCCGAATGCAGCGTGACCGTGAGCCAGGCGCTGGTGTGGTGCAGCGTGGTGAACCGGCTGAGCCACGTGACCACCGACCAGACCGCCGTCGTGGTGGCGAAGGGCCGGGCCTACAAAGCCGCCCTGACCGCCGAGAGCGGATACACGCTGACCGAGGTGAACGTGAAGATGGGCAGCGAGGACGTGACCGGAAGTGCATGGAACGCCGGAGAGGGCTGCGTGAGCATTGGCAGCGTGAGCGGGAACATCGTCATCACTGCCGTAGCGGAGGTGAAGAAGGATGAGTGAACCTATCTACAACAGCGCCGGTGAGGTGCTGTATCCGGGGCTGGCAGGCGACGGGGCCGGATACCGGGGAAGCCGCCTCGTGACCCTGACGACGGAGAGCTGGGAGAAGGCAGAGGGAGCTTGGCCCCTGATGCAGGACGCACCGGTGCCGGAAGCAAAGACCGGCTATGCGGCTCTCGGCTCCTACCCGGACAACTACGGCGCAGCGGCGCAGGAGGCGGGATGCCCGGCCTACTGCGAGGCGCGGGACGGCTTTGTCCGCTTTTACGCCAGAGCGAAGCCTTCCGGAGACATCCGGGTGCAGGTAACGCTGCTGGGCAACGCGGGCGGCACTGTGGTGACAGGACTGGTGGCGGGGAGCGGCGTGAGGGTGGACAACAGCCTGACCGTAGCAGGAGCGGCGGCGGACGCTGCAGCCACCGGTGTGCGCATCAAACTCTTGGAGATGGTGCATGGCACAGATGTAAACGGCATCAGTTTCGTCTCGACCTTCGGGACGATGGATGGTATAGAGCTGACTGGTGTGTGGAACAAGGCGGCAAGCCGCATTGATTTTTAAGGAAAGGAGGATTTGAATGCAGATCAAAGACTTAGCCATCGGGGACGGATACGTCTATCTGATGGAAGACGGCGCCAAAGTCAAGTTTTACGCGCTGTGCCACAACTATGAGTCTGTCCTGAACGGCATGGGGCGGACGATGTTTTGCCGGGAGAGTCCGGCGACGAGCGGGATGCATATTGGACATGGCGCATACAGCTACCGCGTCAATGATAACATTGAGGACACTTGGTACAAAAACACCTATGTGAATAAGTTTTCCGACAAAGTACGGAACTTGATCGGCACGACAAAATATATCGGTCAATATGTTAGGATGTCTTATACGCCTGTCGGCAATCCGTCTAAAGCAGTACTTTATAGTGACACATACGAATCAAGCTTTTTCCCCATTTCGACAGCGGAAGTCGGGGGATCGGGCTTCTCCGACGGCTCTGCGCTTTCCTCAGCCGCGATCAGCAGGATCGGCAGCATTCGAACCCGCTACGGAAGCGGCATCTGGACGAGAAGTCCATCTTGGACCTTGACGGGTAATAGCACGTCAGACTTTCCGAGTAGATACTACTATGCCAACGGCCAATACATATCTTCCGCAAGCGGTTCCAGCCTTTCGACTGCCGAAGGAACTTACGGCAGTAGTTACGGCTATCTGCCCTGTTTCACCCTGCCGGAGACGCTGTATATCGACAAAGATGGCTTTGCCACGGAAAACCAGCCGCCGGAAATCACTTCCGATGCGGGCGAGAGCGGCGTGGCGCTGGGCGAGAAGAACGAGCCGTTTACACTGCCCTACACCGTGACCGACGGCGACGGAGACCCCATGACCATCACCGAAAAGGTGAACGGCGTGGCGCTGGCCGTCCGCGAGAACGTGGCCTCCGGCACCGAACTCACGGTGCAGTGTCTGAGCGAGAAGGTGCTTTTCCAGCAGATCCTCAACGGAGAGAGCACACTGACTTTGGAAGTGGACGACGGAAAGACCACGACAGCGTGGACCGCTACCTTTACCAAAAATGTGACCCGTGCCGTCCTCTCGCTGGCCCAGCCTCTGACGGCGGACGACACCATCACCGTGGCTGCGCTGACGCTGGAGGGCAGTTTCCCGGCAGATATGAGCCTCAGCGTGGAGCTGACCAATAACGCACGGGACGATGCTCCCGTGTGGGAGAACTGCACCGACATCCAGCGCGGCGAGAGCCGGGCCTTTGCACACCACGCCTTTGCCAACAAGACCGCCGCCAAGGGAGCGGCCTTTAACTACAAGGTGACGATCACCCGGGGCGAAAGCGGCGTCGGCGGCAATATCACCATGATCGGAGGTGTTATCGGATGAGTCTGCACAAAACAGAAAGGAGCCTGAAAGAGCTCCACAAGAAGCTGGAAGAGGAGCGGATGCTCAGAGAGCTGCCCGGCCTCGTGGCGGGGATCGAGGACGCCATGTGCGAGCAGGACATGGAATCACAGGAGCGGCTGGCGACTATCGAGGACTCGCTGTGCGAGCTGGATGCCGCCGTCAACAAGTAAGGAGGATTTCAAAATGGACAAGATCTGGGCAAACCGGTTGGTCGCCGGCACCAAGGAATGGGCAGAGATGCCCACAAGCCGCCGCGCCGGAGTCAAAGCCGAGCTGTCGAGGCGGGTGACCGACGGCGAAATCAGTGAAGAGCAGTACAAGGAGATCACGGGGGAGGACTACTACAATGGATAAACTTCTGGAGCTGCTGGAAAAGCTGGTGCGGGCCATCTTTGGCCCGGGGGACAAGCAGGATGCCGAAGAGGCAAAGCCCGCACCGGAACCTCCCGAACCCCCCGGGACAGAGGCTGTGACCGGCTGGGAGGGAGACCTTCCTTACCGGTTCATCGACGTGAGCCGGTGGCAGGGGATCATCAAAATGGAGGGTTGGGCGCAGGTAAAAGCGGCAGGCTACAAAGGCGCGATGCTGCGGGCCGTAGGAAATCGCAACGGTGTCCCCTACATCGACCCCACCTTCGAGGACAACTATACCAATGCAAAAGCGGCAGGGCTGGATATTGGCGTCTACTACTACACGAATGCCACCACTGAGAAACTGGCTGACGAAGAGCTGGCTGCACTGAGACAGGCGCTGCGGGGCAAAGAGCTGACCCTGCCGGTGGCGTTAGACATGGAAAATGAAACGCTTGCCGTGCTGAAGCCGAACGACCTGACCAACCTCGCGGCCTACCACCTCGAGCAGATCGAGAAGATGGGCTTCTTCGCCCAGCTCTATACCTACACGAGCTACGCCAATGTCCATCTGGACATGACAAGGCTGGCCGGGCGGTGGGACATCTGGCTGGCTGACTACACGGGCAAGACGCCGAAGGTTCAGTTCAAGTATGGCGCCCACCAGCACAGCAGTGAGGGCCGTGTGCCGGGCATCAATGGGCCGGTGGATCTCGACGTGACGACCGTCAACTATCCCAAAATCATCCGTAAGAAGGGTCTGACCCGTCTCCGGGAGGGCGCATGAGCGAAGCGGTTATTGTGGCACTGATCACCGGCGGTCTGAGCCTGATCGGCACGTTTGTCTCCAACAACCGCACCGCTCAGAGCATGGACGCCAAGCTGGACAAGCAGCAGGCCGTCACCGAAACAAAGCTGGAGGAGCTGACCCGGGAAGTCCGGGCGCACAACAACTTCGCCCAGCGTGTGCCGGTGCTCGAAGAGCAGATGAAGGTGGCAAACCACCGCATTGCAGACCTCGAAAAAGAGAGAGGAGAGTAATACATGGCAACGATCAATAACATTTTGGGCGTCATTCCCGCCCCGGTGGCGGCAGTGCTGATGCTGGGAGGCTTTATTTTCTACGCCCTTGGCTGCGTCCGGCTGGGCTATGGCGCAGCGGTAAAGCCGCTGGTGCTGGACCTCATCGAGCGGGCCGAGCAGGAGATCCAGGGTACCAAGCGGGGCGCAGAGCGCAAGGCGTGGGTCGTCAAGATGCTCCGGGCCGCTCTGAGCGCCAGCAAATACGGCAGGCTCATCAGCTGGGCTATCACTGATGAGACCATCGGCGCGGTGATCCAGTTTTTCTTTGACCGCGCAAAAGCGGTTTTAAGAAAGGAAGTGTAACAAAAATGCTGGAGTTATGCCCTGTCACTTTAAAGGCTGCAAACGAGT